GATCGACTCTACTGTCAGCCCCTGGGTGTATGGATCTATTGAAGCGTGTAGCGATAGCACCCTGGAAATACCTGTCGGCCCTCAAACAATTATGGCATTCGATATTGCACCTACTAGAAGATCAGGTGCTTTGGTTATGGGTCAAGTCAAAGATGGAAAGATAGCAGTCGGATTAGCACAGCTGTGGCATAGCGATATAGCAATAGATGAAATCAAAATGGCGAGTGACATAAATGAGTGGGCACGTAAATATCATCCACACACGATCTGTTATGACAAGTACGCCACACAAACTATTGCTACAAGACTTGAACAAAGTGGCTGGAGATTACAAGACGTATCGGGCCAGGCATTTTACCAGGCGTGCTCAGACCTAGCCGATGGCCTGGCTAATAATCGAGTAGTCCATTCTGGGCAGGCAGAGCTAGTACAGCACTTAAATAACTGTGCCGCTAAGACTAACGATGCTGGCTGGCGCATAATACGTAGAAAATCGGCTGGCGATGTTACAGCTGCCATATCACTAGCGATGGTTGTAAGTCAATTAACTAAGCCACAACAAACCGCACAAATCTTTGTCTAATTTGCACCAATAGTCCGATTTATGGTATAAAGTATACATATGGGTCTATTGTCTGCTTTGGGTATAACCAAAAAAACTGAGAATCTACAAGCGCAATACGCCCCTGCCGTTATGGGCGATAGCCTAATAGGTTTTGGTTACAACACATTTGGTGCAGGTCCTATGGATCGCACACTTGCAACACAAGTACCAGCTGTTAATCGATGCGCTAATTTAATTAAAGGTGTTATAGGATATTTACCATTAGAGCTGTACAAAAAATCTACAGGCGAAGAATTAGCGAAGCCACTCTGGTGCGAACAACCAGATATCCGACAGCCACGATCCGTCACTATCTCGTGGACTGTCGATAGCCTTATATTCTATGGTGTTGCATACTGGCGTGTTACAGAAGTTTATGCAGATGATTTAAGACCAGCACGATTTGAATGGGTAAATAACACACGAGTAGTCGCACAATTAAATCCATTAGGTACAGAAGTTTTGTATTACACAATAGATAATGAAAAAGTACCGATGGTTGGCGTTGGTTCATTAGTTACATTTCAAGGATTAACACAAGGAGTATTACAAACTGCAGGCCGCACAATACAAGCTGCATTAGATATTGAGAAGGCCACAGCTGTAGCAGCACAAACACCTATGGCAACAGGATTTTTAAAAAACACTGGCGCAGATATGCCAGAAGCACAAGTACAAGGATTATTAGCAGCTTGGAAGCAGGCACGTCAAAACAGAAGCACAGCATATTTAACTAGCACATTATCTTATGAGGCTGTTGGCTTTTCGCCTAAGGACATGACCTATAATGAAAGTTCACAGTACCTTGCAACACAAATTGCCCGGGCCATGAACGTACCTGCCTATTACATCTCTGCAGATATGAATAACAGCATGACATATCAAAACATTATCGATGGCCGTAAAGAGTTTGTTGCTTATTCACTACAACCTTATATTTGTGCTATTGAGGATCGCCTGAGCATGAACGATATAACTGCCAATGGCCATATTGTGCGTTTTAATATTAGTGAGACATTTTTGCGATCAGATGACAAGGCAAGACTAGAGACAATTGAAAAGATGCTATCACTAGGACTTATTGACATTGAGCAAGCAAAAGAAATGGAAGATCTAACACCTAACGGAAACCAAAGTGGCGATGCTGAGTACATTAACAGCGCTAAAGGAGAAAATGAATGAGCGATATACAACAAGCCAATATACCTGCTAGCACTGTAACGCTATTAGCGTCAGCTGCTCGTACTGCAACAATTACCGGCACAGCCGTTAAAGGTCTATCTGCAGCAAGATTATTAGTAATGCAATTAGACGTTACAGCAGCCAGTGGCACATTACCTACATTAGATGTAGTAGTACAAGACACAGTAGATGGCACTAACTGGAATACTATTGCAACATTTACACAAGCAACAGCAGTTACACGAGAAGTAATTAGATTAACTACTGCATTTACCGATCAATTAAGAGTAGTTGGCACAATCGGTGGCACTACCCCATCATTTACGTTTGCAGTGTTAACATGGGCGGATTCAAATTGATTCTTACATTTAGCAGCCAGATTGAGAGCGCCGATGGCGAGCGCAGAGTTATTGCTGGCAAAATTGTGCCATTTGAAACAGTCGGTAATACCAGCGTCGGTAAAGTTGTCTTTGCTAAAGGATCAATCGATGTAGGAGATCCAGGCAAGATTAAAATGCTTATGCAACATCAAAATGACAGACCTATTGGTCGCATGCAAAAATTTAATGAAGAACAAGATGGCATTTACGCTAGCTTCAAAATTAGTGCAAGCATGCAAGGATCAGATGCTTTGATGCTAGCAAGTGAGCAGCTTATCGATGGCTTATCTGTTGGTGTAGATGTACTTAAATCATCACAGAAAAAAGATTACATTTATGTAACTAAAGCAACCCTCAAAGAAGTAAGCCTGGTCGAATCACCAGCATTCACAGAAGCACAAGTAACTAAAGTTGCCGCTAGCGAAGGCGAAGCGGACGCAACAAATCAACCAACTACGGAAAGTGAGGCACAAGTGGACAACACCACCGAGCCAACAGCAGTACCAGTGGTAGAGGTTGCTCCAGTAGAGGCCGCACGCCCAACAATTAGTGCATCCTTCTACACAGAGCCTCGCTCACCAATCAGAACACAAGCACACATGCTTGAACACAGCATCAAAGCAAAATTAGGTAACCACGAATCAGCAACATGGGTAATGAAAGCAGAAGCAGATGTAGCAAAGTTTCTAACTGCTGCAGATGATTCATTTACTACCAACCCTGCATTTAGTCCAACACAGTTTGTGCCAACAGTAGTTGATACACTTATTGGATCACGCCCAGCAGTAGACGCAATCGGTTCACGTGCGCTTCCAGCTGCAGGTATGACAATTTCAGTACCTAAGATCACTACTTCAGGTACAGTTGCAGAAACAGCAGAAGCAGCAGGACCTTCAGAGACAGGTATCGTATCTTCATACGTAAACCTAACTGTCAAGAAGTATGCTGGACTACAACGCTACAGCTTAGAAATTCTAGAAAGATCTTCACCAGAGTTCTTTGCAGCCATGATCGATAACATGACACGTGCGTACAACAAAGCAACAGACGCAGCTGTTATTGCAGCTTTAACTGCAGGCGGAACACAAGCTACAGGAGTAGCAGCAGATTCAGCAGGAATTATTTCCTACGTATCAACACAAGCACCAGCCGCTTACCTTGCAACAGGTGAGTTAGCAACACGTTACATCGCTGGTACTTCACAGTGGTCATTACTATTAGGCGCAACAGATACAACTGGTCGCCCAATTTACAACGCTGCTAATCCAATGAACAATGCAGGAGCTGCACAACCAACATCACTACGTGGAAACGTATTAGGCCTAGATCTATACGTAGATCCAAACGCAGTATCTACAACTATTGATGAGTCAGCATTTATTGTTGTACCTTCATCAGTATCAATTTACGAATCACCAATCCTACGACTATCTGTAAATCAGCCAGCAACTGGCGAGATTGAGACAGCATTATATGGCTACATGGCCGTTGGTGTATTGGTCGCTGGTGGCGTTCGCCGCTTCAACCTAAGCTAATAACTTAGTAATTTAATAATCCTCTGGGGTTTAGTAGCCCTAGCCCCAGGGGAGCTTTTTTAGAAAGGACACTATGGCCGCTGCAATGGTAACAATGGCAGAGTTACGCAGTAATTTAGGTATTGGCACTTTATACAGTGACGCTACAGTGGAAGAGTGCTGCCAATCGGCAGAAGATTTAATACAAGGTTATTTATGGCATAACGATGCCCCAGTAGTGGCTTCATCTATCAGCAATAACGTAGCAACTTTAGTGTTATCAAATCCTGGCATATTTACTACAGGTCAATCAATAACAGTGTCTAATTGTGGTGCAACATATAACGGCACATACACATTAACAGGATCATTCCCAGGTACTACAGTGCCCGCTTCAATCGGCACAATGTTTTGGAGTACATACGCATTGAGTTCATACCCTAACGGCTACAGTTTTATACAATACGCAAAGACAGCTGCGGATGACAACTTTCACTTTGTTAAACCATACGGCCGAGCCCTTGGCCCAGAGCATAAAGCACAGGCTTACACTGCGACCCCTGCCATCAGAGAGGCTGCGATGATCGTAGCTGTAGACATCTGGCAAGCACGTCAAGTTAGCCAGACTGGTGGGGTAGGTATGGATGGGGTATCTGCAAGTCCTTACAGAATGGGGTACCAACTGATAAACAGGATCAGAGGCCTCATCCAACCGTATTCAAGTCCTAATTCACTGGTCGGCTAATGGCCGCAATAAGCACCCTACGTGGCACGCTAGCAACCGCTTTAGCAAACGCTGGAGTATGGTCTACCTTTGCATTCCCGCCAGCAACATTACTTGCTAACAGCGTAGTCGTAACACCCAGCGATCCTTATATTGTGCCAAGCAATAATAGCCAGACAAGCATTGCACCCCTGGCTAATTTTAAGATTTTAATAACTACACCTGCATTTGATAACCAAGGCAACTTGCTAGGTATGGAAAACTTTATTGTGGCAGTAGTAACTAAACTAGCGGCATCGACCCTGGTTTACAACATATCAAGTGTCTCCGCTCCAGCTATAACCAATGCAGCTAGTGGAGATTTATTAACATCAGAAATAACTGTATCAATCCTAACGAGCTGGAGTTAAAATGAGCACACAATCAGAAGACTTAGCCTTCTTAATAAAGACAGGCCAAATTAAAGAAGCACCAAAACCAACTGCACAAACTAAGAAAGATGAGGAATAACAATGGCAATCTATTTAAATAATAACGTTGGTGTTAAGTTGGCAACAGCAGCAGCCAAGACAACACCTTCTATCGATATTTCTGCATATGTAACCAATGCAGTAATTAACCAGGTAGCAGATGAGCTAGAAGTAACAGCTATGGGCGACACAGCCCACAAGTTTGTGGCTGGTCTACAATCTGGCACTTTAACACTTGACTTTATCAATGACTGGGCATCTGCTCAGGTAATGCAAACTTTGAATGACTGTTTTGGTCAGACAATCTCTGTATCAATGATTACAGTTAAAGGCACAGTAGTATCAGCAGCAAACCCATCTTACCAATTCTCAATTTTGGTAAATAACCTAACCCCAGTGGGTCAAGGCGGCGTGGCTGAGATCGCTACCTCTTCAGTAACATTTACTATAAACTCCGCAGTAACAGTATCCCCATCGGTGGCATTCTAACTAAGGAGTAGTAATGGCAAAGCTAAAGATAACAAGGGCTAATGGTGAAGTATCAGAGCACAAGATAACACCAGGTGTCGAGTACGCTTTCGAGTTAAAGTACGGATCAGGAATTAGTAAAGTCCTGCGTGAACACGAACGTCAAACAGAGATATTCTGGCTGGCTTATGAAT